GCAGGCATTTTTCCGGCATATGTATACTTCTCCCTGTCTCTCGCCGCAAGTATACGGCGCATACGGTAAAACGCAATAGCTGCGCTGAGAAAATCCAGTCTGATATCAGCGCTGTCGGCTTCCGGAAGCAGCATACTCTCAGTTTCCTTTACTGCAAGCCTTATCAGCGGCGCATACCTGTCTGCATCATCCTCACCGGAAAACAGCATAAACAGAGACTTTACTGATTCGATATTCATATTTCCTCCTATCTCATGGCAAACAGCTCCGGGCCGTCCTCATCCGTATTCTCCGGCATAAGCTGAACCACAGGGCCGCTGCGTGATCTCCGGTCTTCCAGAGAACGCTTGAGCTTCACGAGCTGGCCAGTATTCATTGCGCCGGCAGTCAGTGCCACAATATCTGCCGCAGTTTTTCCGCCGATGAAGTATGCAAGTCTGCGGATATCCTTCCTCAGCTCATTGTCAGCCTCGACAATGTCACTGCATACAGGCTGTGACTCCATACTGCCGGATGAGTAATGCTTTGTCACCCCGGCATTGACCTGTGCCGGAACTGCTACAAAGCTCCATTCATAGGCATCGGTCACATCATCCAGGATGATATGGCAGAGCTTTCCGCCGTATTTCTTCCCCTTCACATGACCGCAGGTGTTCACGGTCTTGTCGCAGCCGCAGACGGAGCATATTCTCTTTGAGGCCGAGCAGGAAATGCTGACCTCCTTTTTTATGCCGCCGTCGATCTCGGCTATGAGATCACGGTTCTCGTCAGTGCGTATCATATAGGCGCTGGCCTTGACACATTTATAGGGCGCACCGTATTTTGTCTGCCTTGAGCTATCCGTCACAAGCTCCGTATCAAAGATACGTGCAGTCTGGTTCGAGGCCGAGGGCTGGTGATCGGAGATACCTGTCCTGCCGATGAATGTACGGCATATCGCCTCTAATGCCTCATCGGAAAAGCGCTCGCAGTCACGGTCGATATCGTTGTCGCAGAGTATGACCGAGAACGCATAGACCTCATCCTCGGAGAACGGGCGGCGGGTAAAGCCATTTATCTTTTCAAGAGTTTCCTTGGTCATGAAATACTCCTTTCTGAATGTTATAGTATGGGAGACAGCCCTGCAATAATCCGGACTGTCTCCTTCTAACAGGATCAGGATGTTATCTTGAGCACATTCACAGCTTCCGGAGTGATTTTCTTGAAGCCACAGGTTATAGATACTGTCATCTGATCCAACTGGCGGTCAATGAGCTTGTCAGTCTCCATGATAAGATCGGTGCTTGTTATGAATTCCAGTGCAAAATTGCGGTCGATGCCTATGATCTTGGAATTTCCGGCAGCAGAGGTCTTGATAAGCTCTGAGCCGAACGGGAGGATGAAGCGGCCGTCAGCGTCGGCAGAGCAGTCCTTGAGCTGATCCATAGCAGCGATCTGTGAAGCAAGCTGCGGAGAGGCGATGACTGTAGTCATATCGAAGCTGTCGAACTGTCCGTAAAGCGCAGCAAGGTCGCTGTAGGTAAGGGCAGAAGTGGTTATCTCATCAGCGTCATCAACAAGCACATCCACCGCCGCTTTGACAACTGAGCCTGCCAGCTTCACGCCGATGCTTCTGAGCATTATGCCGAATACATCCAGCCTCTGCTGGCGTATGGATTCATATGAAGCGGTGATAAGTCTGCCGTACTTTGCGAGGACCGTAGTCTCCTCGTCCTCTCTTACAGTTGCCGTAGGGAGTACGGCTGCCTCAGCGGTATCGGTATAGGCAGCGGAATCTGTGAGAGTGCAGCCCAGGTACTGGCTGGATGAGCAGACAGTCTTTGCGGCGCATATCGTTGAAAGAACAGTTTCATCGAAGCCCTTTCTTATGCTTCTGGTCACAAATTCCGGGAAGAGGATGGCTGTCTCAGTTGAGGAGAAGAACTTCTCCACCTTATCGCAGTCAGGGCCTTTTATCCTGATATTGAAGCGCTTGAGCTGTCTCTCGAAAGCGTCCAACTTTTCGAGAGGAGTACCTGCATATGCAGAAGTAGGGTCAAGCTCCTCGAGGGCAGCGGTGAATGACTTGCCGCTGAGGTTATAAAGGCCTTTTTCAAGTCTGATATCGTTATACATAGTTTACCTCCTGATAATATTTGCTAAAAATGTCGGTCAAGCCGAGGCAAGCAATGCAGGTCGTTCGACCGAAAACGCTTCGCTGTCCGGTCTGCTTTTCAGGAGAGGCTCTGCCTCTCCTCGCACACCTCTCCGCCAGAGGATTAACAACCCTCTGGACTCCCATTTCTTGCCGCCTTCGGCGTTTATATTATTATTGGTTTAAATCCTGATAGCTTTCAAGCCTGAGCTCGATCTCTCTGGCCTGAGCATTTTTCAGACGTGATTCCGCAAGTACGGATTCATCCTGGAGATTGATGTTGCTCCACTCCACATGGCATACCGCATCCCAGCCCGAAGCTGCAAGAAATGCATTGCCGATATCACATATCACCGGCGTGAGCAGTCTCCTGTAGTATTCCAGCTCGGATGTGAGGATATCTGCCTGCTGTGATGACATCCTCTCGGTGCTGCTCCAGCTCAGTCCCAGAAGAAAGGGCGGTATGGACAGCTTCGCCACTATCTGTTCAAGAAGCTGCCGCACCGGCACATTGGTATCAAAGAACTGATTGTCTGCACCGATGACCTTGATATCCACATCCCCTACTGCCACAAAGTCCTTGACCTGGCCACAGCGTGCGGAGTTCATGCCGTCCGCCCACTGCTCCGCTATGAGCTGAGCTCTTTCACGTGAATACATAACATCCCCCGAACCCGCCGGCGGCTTATAGGTAACGGCATAACGCACATTTCCGGCACGGTCAAAGTTCTGGCCTATACACTCATATATCCTCATAAGGATACTGCTGAGAGCAGGCAGCCCACGGAGCACTGAATGGCCTCCTGTAAGGGAAGCGTAGAGTATGCGCTCCGGATACGGCACAGCCTTCTCAGAGCCGTTATTCTGCCTGAGCATATACCTTCTCGTGAACGGAGAAGCTCCGGCAGCTATCCTCAGCCGGGACACATTCCCATTCCAGAGCCCGGAGATACGCCCCTCCGAGCTGTCAGCAACGATCTCGCCAACAGCACTGCCGTAGGTGATGAGGCTGTCGAGGAAATTGTCGGCAAAGCAGCTTACCGATCTGCCCGTTAGTCCCACAGGCACATTCTCAAGGAAATCATCAAGTGCCTGCTGATGATCCTCATCCGAGCATATCACCCGGAAGCCGCCGGTAAGACGTATTATCTTCATAATTGCTGCGTCGATGATAGGCACAGCATATCTGAGCCGGTCATAGAGCTCCTTTTCAAAGGGCTCCAGCGAGACCGGAAGCGTACTGCCGATATCCGGACTTCGCCCTGAAGCGACGATACCGGCAGGTTCGGGTATCTTTTTCTTTTTGAATAATCTCATAATACCTCCTTATATTTGATCTTAACAAGGGAGACTTTTGGCGGGTCAGCCCTCCTGTCTCCCATTTCTTGCCACAGATAAAGCGAACATATCGCAGCCGCTGCTGCGGCCGAAGGTATCGGTGACAAAATATCGCATATCGTCCATGGCGTGATCGTTCTCCTTTACAGGAGCGTCAGCCCCGGACTTCTCGCTCCAGCGGTAAAGCCGGAACTCACGGATGATATCCCTGCATGAGCTGTTGAACCGGAGCCTGTTCTGGCGGAGAACAGTGCTGACCTGCCTTATCCCGGTTATAACGTCATTGTCAGCCTTTACCACTCTGAATCTGCCGTGTCTGCGGATACACTCGATAAAGCTTGCAGCAGAAGGATCAACGATGATACGGTCGATATTTCTCCCGCCTGCCAGCTCCTCCAGAGCGGCATAATGTTCCTCATCTGTCCTGGAGACACCCTCTCTTTTTGAGGAGTAATAGTACTCCTTTATGCGGTACCAGACGCCGCTGCTTAGTCCCCAGAGGCCGAAGGAGGAAGGATTGACTGTGCCGTAATCGCAGGATATGACAAAGCGCTCGCACTCCACATCTCCGCTGTAAACGTGCTCCTTTTCACTGAACATGGGATACACCGCTCCCTCGGAGGCAGTCCATTTGCCCAGGACGAACCTGTCATAGAAAGTACCGGAATACAGCCTTTTATACCTCTCCTTCATAGTCCTTGAAAGTGAAGGATTGTCATCCATAGTGAAATGGAGCACAAAGGCGTTTTTCTCGCCGGCCTTTTTTATCCACTCGGTGTAGAACCAATGAGAAGGATTATCCGGATTGCAGTTGAACCACATTTTCGAGCCGCTGACAGAGCATCTGGCAAGAGCCTGCTCCACGAAGGAACGTGGCATAAGCGCCGCCTCATCGAAGAACA